ATTTCCATTCTACTTTAGCAGGTTGCTTAACATAAGTCAAATCAATGTCAGCTGTTATTTCTACATCTCCGTATACTTTTAAGCCTCTGTAATCGGCTACGTATAATGGGCGAACATTTCTTGGTTTGGTTAGTGGAGATGAGTTTATGTATAAAAACTCATTAGCATTAATACGCTCAACCTCAATCTCTTCAATGGTCGTTTGAGGTGTTTCTGGACCCAAAGCTGGATCTAGTATTAGTTTAGTAGTAGAGTTTTTGTATATAACAGTACCTAGACGGTACAAGTCATCTGGTAATATAAACGTGCCATTTGAGCCAAAATTATATTGGAGAGTGTTTCTTGTTTCGAAAATAGAAATTTTTTCGTCAAGTAGTTTTAGCATATCAGAGTACTCGGTATCATTACCAGGTAATCTTCCAAATTGGTTTATATCGTAAAAGTATTGTTCAAATAAATCTAGTTGCGCTTGATTTGCAAATAAATTAAATTCCTGAGGCGTAACATACCCTCGTTGTTCTTTATTGAGTATTGATAATACTCTTTGATAAACAGTATCTATGCTTACAGCCATATTTTTTTATTTATAGTAATTAAGCCACCTCAAAGATGGCTTAACCACTATGAGTGACTATTAAAGTCTTTTTTCAATTGCCTTATAAACTTCTACACCATCATCCGTCTTAAACCACGCAGCTAATGCCGAGTATGGATTTTCATCAAATGGGATCGTCATAAGTTTTCTATTGTTATCCCCGTATGTAAATGTTCTTTGATCTGGCGAAAGTTTGATTATACGTGCTTCCGTTGCTTTAATACCAAAGTTACGGAGCTGAACGTTCTCGTCATTCGCTAATTCTATGAACAATAAAGGTTTCTTTTTTGCAAATAATAAACCATCTCGTTTTAATTCACTACTAGATAATTGGTTTACTTGATTTCCAAATTCAACTCTTAATACAGCTTCTAGCTCATCAATACTCAATGCCTTAGCTAAATTCAATGCCTCTATCTCAGCTTCAATCCAATCTAATTGATTTGCAGCTTGTTGCACTGGTTTGTATTCTTCATATAATTCGTCTTTATACGGATGATACAAAGATAAAAGTTTTTGTAAAACTTGGTTTTCTTTAGGAACTCTTAAAGCTCCATCTCTTAGAACAATTCTTCCTAATGTAGCTGTTCCTTTTTGTTCGTCAGTAAACGGTGATCTTTGATTTGTTGCGTATTTTAATTCACGCTGATAACCTTTTTCTTCATCAAACCACAATAATGGCCGCTTGGCAGTATGTCTTGATGGAATAGTAAATACTAAAGGACGTTTATTACTTTTTAGTGTATATAATCTATCTTTAATTTCCCACGTTGGTTTAGCGGGTTCTTGAGCTGTTACTTTTTTTGCAACAACTGGCTGAGGTGCAACCTCAATTGTTTCTTCTGCTTTTGTAGCTTTTTTAGCCATGATATAATAAAATTAAATAATTAATAAGAGTAATAATTACCCCCGTAGATTCAACGAGGGTAAAAATTACATAAATTTACTTACTATGTAGTAGTAGCTTTCAACAATACAAAGTTGTTAGCAGCTTGTACACATAATGCTCTTTCAGATAAGAAATGAACATTCATTTCATCCGCGTCACTTGTGAAGTTGCCTCCAACTGATCCAGTCACCCAAGACTTCAATCTACGGTCATCAGCTTCAGAAGCTCTGTAGCGAATGTGTAAGAATGGTCGTGAGATATTCTTTCCTAATTGTTGGTCGTAAACAGTTGAAGTTCCTGCTGGTACTAAAACCCCTTCAACATCAGCAACTAATCCACGAGTAGTAGAGTCGTTTAGATATTTCCAGTCAGTTTTGTAAAAGTCATAAGAACCTCTTCGGAAACCTGAGAATCCTAAGTTCAAAGCCATATCTGCAGAGTTGTCGAATACACCGTAAGATGTACCACCAGCTCCGTAAGTATTCTGCTGAGCTAACATGTTGTCAATAGACAAAGAAGTTGATCTATCTAAGAAAAGCATGTTTTCTTCAATAGCTCCTTGCTTGTCTAATTCAGCTAGAATAGTATCGAATTCACCCAAACCTGGGCTTGGTGCGCCACCAGCTGCAGCAGCAGCTCCAAAATCAGCGTCGTTGTATACAAGGCCTCTTTCCTCAAGCACAGAGAATAAACCGTCAGAACCAGTAATTGCACTACCTCCGCCGAATCCAGCAGCAGGCGTAATATTACGTACTGCACCATTAATGTCTGTTGATTTCTCAGCTTCAACCATAGCCATTTCTAATTGATCTTCGAAACGAATACGTGCTTCGTGCTCAGACTTTAAGTACCATAAGTATCCAGAAGTACCAGCTTCAGTAGTTACTTCAACCCAACCGATTTGAGCAACATCAGAACCATTTACATTATACTTATCTCTAAGGATGATTGGCTTGTTGTTGAAAGTTGTGAATGAAGCATCAATTGAGTTACCAGCATTGCTAGTTCCTTTAGCATACTCAGAACCGTATACAAATGCTTTAACATCTCCACCAGTAACAGTGATACCAGATACAGCACCATAAGTGTCTACTTCTACGTTTTGTCCTGTTACAGCTTTTACATACGCCTTTTGAGTTGTAAAGCCTTTAGATACAATAATAGTCATTCCTGGACCAATTAAGTGGCCAGCTGGGAATGTAAGGTTAGTTGTATCTACTACTGTTACATCGTCATAAGCGATATGTAATCTACCTTGCTCAGACCATACTACTTGATCAGAAGCCATAGGCATCTCAGCCCCTACCATACGTAAGAATCCAGAGATAGTTCTGTTTCCAAAACGCTCTACTTCTTTCTCATATACTTCAGGTAAAAATTGTTGTGTAAAATCCATCTCTCCTACAGAAAGATAGTTGTCACCGAACAAGCCCTTTATTGGGCGTGGGGTTAAGTGACTTAAGTTTGCCAGCGTTGCCGGCGTTGTTGCAAATGCCATTTTTTTAAATTTTTAATGGTTAATTATCTTTTTTTGATTTTCAGCTTTGAACCATTAACACTATTGCCGGGTACTGCACGTATTGTCCACCCATTTGCTGTAGTTACTTTTTCATGAGTCCCTCTCGGATCCATATCTACATTTTTGGATTTTGCCATACTGCTTTTCATTGCATCAGCTTTTCCTTGTTCGTAAAAGTGATTAGCAACTGCGTCAGCGTTCATTGCTGTAAATAGAGATTTGTGATAACCTTTTGCGTCTACCATTTCATTTTTGTCGTTCAAGAACTTCTTGACGAAATTATTGATGTCGCTTTGGGTATTTTTAATCTCCGTGGTATCTTTAACTTTAAACCTATATTTCTTGTCCCCAACTGAATAATCAAAACCTTTGAATTCATTATTGAAAACGCTATCTGTTTGGTGTAAAAATATTTTTGATTGCTGTTCTTGTTCTTGTTTAACCGTTTCTTGTTCTTTATTATATCGATTAAAAAACTCTACAGCTTTTTGTTGGTCAGGATTTAACCTTGATCCAGCTTTAATCTCTTCGTAATATTTAGACTTTAAACCATCTAAGTGGTTTTTAGCCTTAGCTAGCTCTTCTTTATAAGCTATTTTCTTTTTTCTTATATCTCTCTCCTCGTCTATATCTTCGTCATAATTGAAATTATCTTCCATTAAGAAGTCAATCTCTTCTTTGTCTAGATGAGGTCTTGTGCTCTCGTAATACTCTCTCAATAGTTGATTCCCATTTAAGCTAGAGTAATCTGTGTTTAGTTTTACGTAATCTTGTAAAGTACCTCCAGTGTCATTCATAAAGTCTACAACTTTTTGAATATTTTCTGGTAATTCAACGCCTGTTTCTTTTTGCTCAGCTATAGCTTCTGCAACTTCGTCAGTGAGTTGCTCTGTTTGCTCTTGAACCTCTTCTTCTGTAATTTCTTCAAGTGCTTCAGTCTCTTCAACAACCTCTTCTGCAACCTCTTCTGTAACTTCTTCAGCTACAACTTCTGGTTGCTCTTCTGGCTGCTCTTCTGGTTTTTCCTCTTCAGTACTAAATTTACTAAGGTCTACTTTAATCGTACCTTCTTCGTCTTGAGACACCGCTGAGTCAACGGGTTTTTCAACCGCTTGCTCTTCAGCCGCGGGCTGTTCCTGATTACTCTCGGGAGTAACAAGGTCTTCTTGTTCTACTTGGTTTTCTAACATGATAAAATATTATATAATTATTACTATTATTATTACCTAGGCTCGAAAGAACCTAAGTCAAATCCTCCGCCAATAATGTCGTTTCCGCTAGATTCAAAGTTTTTTGGAGGAGTATTGTTTTGTCTTTGATCTATTAACTTACTTTGTTGTGTTGCTTGTAATTGTGTTCTTTGATCTTTTCTGTCTTCTTTTTCAGACTCTTTTTGCTTCTGGCCTTGGGTTTCCAATCCTTTTAATTGCATATTGTATTGGAATTCCTGAGCCATTAACTCTTTCTTAGCAGCAACTTCCGCTTGCATTTTTTGTAAATCAAATTGATTTTCCATTTGCATTAGTTGTGCTTTTTGAGCGGTAATAGCCTCGTTCTTTTGCACTTCCGCTTGAGCAGCTACTTGCTGAGCTTGAGCGTTTGCTTCTGCTTGAGCTTGCATATTCTGCTGCTGCATTAGCTGATCTTGTTCTTGTTTCTTTTTTCTACGAATCTTTAAAACTTGATTAGCTAATTTTATATTTTTTATTTCTCTAATGTCAATAGCATCTGCTAAATCAATTAAACCAGCAGATAGAGCTGTCTGAATGTTATTTTCTAACATAGCTCTTTGCTCATCATCTGGCGCTAATTCTAAGAATATACCAAAATCATATAAGTGCAAATCCTCCATTTCTTTTAGAGTAGCTACATTATGACCACCTATCTTTTGAACGAAAGCATCAGCAGATGGTGAATATTCTAATATATCTGATATACGTAATGACAAGGATTCCGCTAGCTGAGCTGTCAAGAAAAGACCAGCGTCTAATATATGTCTTGTAGCAGTATTTGAATTTGCAGCCGCCATCTTCTGTATACCTACTAAAGCTCTAGAATCAGGCGTGCTTCCATCTCTAGCTTCATTTAATCCAGTAACATCTCGGATCATTTGAAGGTAATAATTATAAGTAGATATTAAGGATTGTAATTTTTGACCACCAGAACCGCTAGAAATTTCCTGTATAGGCACTTTGCCAGGATTCATATCTCCTTCTTGTGTCATAGATCTACCTATAACAGAACCAGTTTGGAAGAACATGTTTAAAGCCTCTTGCGGATTATAGTTCGTTCCGTTACCTAAATCTATCTCAGCTAAACCGTCAGCGTCAAGATAAACACCATCAGGCACCAACCTAGACATAACTTGCTGTAGTTTTAAGTGAGTCAACTGAATCATATCAGCAAACCCTGTTATTCTACTAACAATTGATTCGATTTTACCTTTATACATTCTGGGAGCCACTATACTATAGTTCATTAGAACCTTAGTTTGATCGCTCTTTGGACGCATCATATTCTTAGCCATTTCCCATTTTAGTAAATAGTCTGTACCTAATACAAGTACCCCTTCATAAAGTACCTCTAGTGATCTAGACATTTTACCGAATTGCTCTTCAAGCATTTCAACAGGTGGATCAAACTGATCATCTCTTACTAATATTTTTGTTGCTCCAGTTGCGGTTTCTTTAACTTTGTAAACCTCGTTCATGTAGGTTTTAAAGTTGAAATACAAAACTTGAACTGTGTTACTATCTGATTGATCATAATTTCTTATTGATCTATCGTAAAAGCCGTTATTCTGAAACCCCTGTTTTGATATGCTCTCCATATCTTCCTGGGTTAAATTTGGAAATTGCTTTTTTAATTCGTTTAAAGGGATGCTTTTAACTTCACCACAATAATATATATCGTCGAAATACGGTGATTCAGTATAAGAGTATACTAAATTAGCTGGGTCTACATAATCAACCACAACACCTTCTGACTTGCTAAATCTATTCTTAACAGCGCCAATACCAATTACAGATAAATCATATATGATTCTCTTTTTTGTTAAGTCGTAATTATTACCGTCTAACAATGTTTGGATTGCTTGCTCTTCCGCTACTTCAACAGCTTGCTTGTAACTTAGCTGCATGTGTATTTCTAATTCTTCCTGACTATCCGGAAGCAACTCCGGTTGGTTTTCAAAAAGGTTAATACCAAATTCCGCTTGTGCATATTCGTTTAACTCTTTTGTTTGCATATCACGGATAATAGATTCCATATAAGCCGTTCGTTTGCTTACACCGTATGGATCTTGTGAATATGCTTTTATATCAAAAGCCCTTTCAGCTATGCCGTTAACTAGTATGTCAACAAACTTTGATATGATAGGTACTGGTTTCCAATCTAAATTTAAATAAGATAAATCACCGTTAATAGATAATTCATCTTTATATTTTTGTATAGGCTGTTCACCTCTTGCATATAATCTTAAACTATGAAACGTGTTTTGATTGCTCTTATATCTCGCAGTGCCTGAATCAGATTTAAACCATTCATCTTGAATAGCTCTACCAACTCGAAGGCCATACTCCGATGACACTTTTTCAGCGTCGCTAGCTACTTGGCTAGGGAAAAAACTTTTTACAACTGACTCAGCCATATATTATTTTATTATTTTCGATGTTGTACCGCTATTTGTGTATTTAGCAATATTTAAATTTAACGTTTGTTTTTGAACAGGCGCAACTGGTCTATATAGGTGGCGATTACACGCCATGATAGCTAGTCCAGAACTTATCGCTGCATCATACTTTGTTCTTTTGTTTATATCAAACTTAGCCCAATCATTCAATGTGTTATTAAAATACACATCTCCGTATTGACCGTCTGATCTTAAACCAACATATCTATCTATATAAGCTTCAATTGCCGCGGCGTGAGCCTGCTTTATATCTTCGCTAGAGTTAGGTATTCCGCCTATTTCTTTTTCTGCAACAGATAGCTTGTTCCATACTTTATCTGGACGATTCATAGAATAGCCCCTGTACCCTCTTCTTTTAAAATAATATAAAAGCCTAGGTTTGTTATTCTCAGCCAAAAGCGGCATCCCATAAAATACACAAGCCATTAATACATCTTCAAAAAACATTTCAGATGTTTGCGGTCTAGCTATGTATTCTAAAAAGAAGTGGTTTGGCGGTGCGTTTTCCATACTAAATTTAGTTAATCCGTGCAACGCTCCTTTAGATCCCTTTCCATCAACGGTACCGGATATATCGTAACTATCACATCCAAAAGCTCCCATGTGTTCATTACCCGGGAATTTTAAACCATTCTTAGTATATTGTTGGTTCTGCAAATTATAATTAGGTACCCACGATATTTTGAATCTTCCATTTGGATTTGGTGTAAATCTTACTTTTGTATCTTTTATACCATTCTCCCAAGAAAAACTACCGACATTAACAACATTTGTATTTGCTAAATCCTCGTTATAATCTATTTGTTCGTATATTTTTACTAAATTAAATATACTGTTTTTTGTTTCATCTCTAAAAGCGTGTTCCTCTGTGCGTGGGAACTGTCTGTAAAACTC